TTTTTCTTTTTCGTTCCCGACACCGAGATAACCGCGTTCGGTGGCGAAACCGAGCGCTTCCTTGGGGTCCATCTCCCGGTGCTGGATCGGATGGACAATCGGGATGACGAAGAACCGCCCACCGCTACCTATTGGCAGGTAGTTCTCGGTATCGAGCTGGGCAACGTAGAAATCATTGAAGTTGCTTGGGTGACTGGGCTCCTTACCCGTGTCGAACATGGAGAGTGTCACGGGAGGCTTGGTCGGGGGTTCTACGAACTTGGAGCCCTTGCCTTCTGGGTCGTCCACGGTGAGTGATACTGGCGGCTTATTCGATCTGTCTGGTGCGAGCCCGAGGCTTTCAATCATCTCGATCATCACAGCTTGTTCGCCTCCAGGCACAACGAACCGCTGACCTTCGCCAGAGGGATCATCAACGGCAACGGAAACGGGAGGTTTCTCGAAATCATCCGGCGCGAGTTTGACACCCTGCGGCATGGCTTTCCTTGCGTGGAGGGCGTGTGTGTATAATACGGACGTGGCCGCAGATGTCCAAACGCAACAGCTCGCGGAGCCGTCCGGCATCGAAGACGAGCCGGAAGACGGCTGCGTTCCTCTTTCCAATGCGAGGCATGAGCTGTTCGCTCAGTTCCGGGCTCTTGGGGGATACCAGATCGGCGAGGCGTACACGCGAGCCGGTGGAAAGGCGACCGGCGTCCAGGCCAAGCGCCAGGGCTGCAAGATCGCCTACCTCCCAGCCACCAAAATCCGCATCCTGTACCTGAAGCACCGGCAAGCCCAAGCGATGCAGGATGAAAACGTCATGGGCAAGCGTGAGATTCTTCAGGAACTCAAGACCAACATGCATCTGGGACGACAGGTGAAGGGCGGGCTCCCCGCGAGCAACCGCGCCCTGGAGATGATCGGGATTGAAGAACACGGCATGTTCGTCCAGCGCCGCGAAATGAAAACTGGGAAGATCGACACGCTGGAAGGACTTGACCCAAACCAACTGATCGACTTCATTCAGAAAGCAGCCGACAGGATAAAGGGGCTCGATCTCGATGCCGATGCACTTGCAGCCGCCTGTGGGATTGAACGCAGACCCGAAATTGGGGATGGAGGCACTACGGGAGATAGCACGCCAAGTAGTGTCGCTGAAGTACCAGACTCGGACCCTGTATCAACCCTATGAAAAGCAGCTCGCGTTTCACAACGCGGGTGCGGAACATCCGGAACGACTCTTCTTAGCTGGCAATCAGCTTGGCAAGACGTATTGCGGTGGATACGAAACCCAATGCCACCTGACCGGCGACTACCCCGAATGGTGGCAAGGAAAGAAGTTCAACAAACCCATCCGTTGCTGGGCGGCAGGAGTTACCAACAAGGCCACGCGCGAGCGCGTTCAAGTCATGTTGCTCGGCGACGAGAACGACTGGGGCACCGGGATGATTCCCAGGGAATCAATTATCGGTAAGCCAGTAATGAACCGTGCAATTTCTGGGCTCGTAGACTATGTGAATATCCGTCACAAAGATGGCGGCGTATCCCGCCTTGTATTCAAAAGCTATGAAATGAAATTGGGGACCTGGGCGAGCGACGAGATAGACTTCATATGGCTCGACGAAGAGCCCCCTCAAGATATCCATACCGAATGCCTCGCACGCATTACGAACACTCAAGGACATATTGCAATCACCTTTACTCCCCTGCTTGGTATGAGTAACGTGGTCCGACTCTTCTACCCGGAACCGTCCACCGAAGAGCGTTGGTGGGTAATGATGGAAATCTTCGAAGCAAAGCATATCCCAGAAGAAGAGCGCACAAAGATCATCAACCGCTACCCAGAACACGAGAAAGAAGCACGGACCAAGGGCATTCCGATGCTGGGCTCGGGCCGAGTGTTCATCCACATGGAAAGCGCAATCGTTGTGGAGCCGTTCGAGATTCCCCGGCATTACGCCAGGGCCAATGGACTCGACATCGGATACGGCAACCATCCTACCGCTGTGGTTCACGCAGCTCACGACCGCGACACAGACACCGTTTACATCTACAACGATTACCGGAACAAGGATATTCGGGTTGCGCTCCATGCCGATGCGATCCTAACCGGAGGCCCCCAATGGGCTCCGACCGCGTACCCCCATGATGCTGGCAGGCACGAGCCCAACGCTGGAATCACCTATGCCCAAATGTACCGGCAGAAGGGTGTTCGGATGATGGGGACACACGCCACCTACCGATCTGGCGGCTATACGGTGGAACCCGGAATCTTGATGATGAACGAACGCTTTGCGACCGGGCGGCTCAAGGTCTTTTCCAACTGCCACCTGTGGTTGGAGGAATACCGGACCTACCACCGGAAGGACGGCATCATCGTGGCCGAGCATGACGACTTGATGAGCGCCACCAGAATCGCAATTATGATGCTTCGCCAGTTCCGCGTCGATCCGGGCACGGGGCGACAAATGACAGTGAAGCCGTATAATGTTCTCGACCCGTATTCCTCCAGGCATTGAAGGTAATTGATGTCAAGTTTCCTTGGGGACAATAGTAGCGGGCCTCCGTTGGCTACAGATCCCCGAAAGCGCAAGAAGGGGTTGCTGGGCGAAATCCTCGCTTTGGAAAACGCGGTCAACCGGAAGCAGGTAGCCCCCTCATCTACAGTGGCAGACGTCGGCGCGATAGGCGCGCAATTGCTCATTGGAGGTGGGAGTTAGTGGCTGCAATTCTCCCCGTACTCCCCGCGCTTATCGGTCTGGCGACAACCGTTGTCGGAATCGCATCAGCAAAATCTCCCAAACTCCCAGAGCAACGCCGGCTGGATGTAAACGACATCGACCAAGAACTCATCGACGCGCAGAAGCGGAAAGGTCGCCAGACCTTCGCGGGCAACAATCTTCTGGTTGGCGGGCAGATCGGGGCGGAACGCACGACCGGCACCCTCATCGGCAGCACATAAATGGCGGGGCTTCTCACAGGCAAGGAGATCATGGAGGCTTTCGATCTTACGAAAGCCAACCGGACGACCTTTGAAAGCGAATGGCAGCAATGCGCGGATAACCTCTTCGGTCGCCGGGACGGATTCAGCGGCGAAACGATCGAGCCAGGGCGCAGACGAACTTCCGAAATCCTCGACACCACAGCGCGCCAGTCGCTAATCCAACTCGCGGGTGGGCTCCAAGGCTTGATGGCTGATCCCGGAACCCCCTGGTTCTCAGTTCTTCCCATTGACGATGACCTGGCCGAGCAACGTCCAATCATCGAATGGTTCCAAGAAGTCACCAAACGGATGCGCCGCTCATTCTCGCAACCTCGGGCTGGATTCGCGGTCAACATGGCGGAGATTTTCTACGACATCGGCGGATTCGGAACCTCCGCGATGTTCACCGTAGATATGGGAGATTACTCGTATTTTTCCGCGAGACCCCTGGGCGAAATCTATGTGGATGAAGACCATCTCGGGCGGATTGATCTGGTCTTCCGCCGCTTCCAGTACACCGCGCGTCAAGCCGCGCTCGCATGGGGCGAGGGATCACCAAAGCGAACGGGCGTCAAGGCTCTAGATGACGCGCTCGATAAATCTGCGAACAACGACAAATTCTGGTTCGTCCATTTGGTTCATCACGTTGACGACCCTCTGTCCCAACCCGGCTTCTTGAAGGGACAGCGTAAGCCTTGGCGAAGCGTCTACGTCATGGAGGAAGATAACAAGATCGTTTCCGAAGGCGGCTACTACGAGCAACCGATTCACGTTGCAAGGTGGAGCAAAGAAGCAGGCGAAGCCTACGGGCGCGGGCCGGGCATGACCTCCTTGTCCGATGGAATGATGCTCAACGAGATGGGCCGCACGACTTTGCAGATGGCACAGAAAGCAGCCGACCCGCCGCTGACTGTGCCGGATGATGGAGTCCTGACCCAACTGGTTACGAGTCCCGGTGGTATGAACGTCGTTCGGGAAGACTTGATCGTGCAGACAAGGGGCAACCCAATCGGCGTCATCCCCACCGGGGCCAACTTCCCCATTACCGATGCGATCATCGAGCGCTACCAGCAGAGCATTCGGGAAGCATTCTTCGCCACGCTGATGCAGCTCTTCCGTGACCCACGAATGACGGCCACGCAGGTTCTGGAACTCTCCGCTGAAGCACAGCGAATGATGGCTCCGATGCTCTCGCGCTTGAAGGTCGAGCTTCTTGACCCAATGGTGAAACGTGAATTCTCTTTGATGTTCAGGCGCGGGCAGTTCCCGCCGATGCCCGAGCAGCTTCGAGGTACGGATTACGAAGTCTCGTACAACAGCCCGGTGTTGCGGAGCCAACGACTCCCCGAGGCCAGGGCGACAATGGAAGTCTGGCAAGCAGCCGTCACGATTGCCCAAGCGGGCGCACCACAGGTTCTCGACCGGCTCGACCCTGACGCTTCGATCAAGCTCATCCACGAGTCTCGCGGCGCTCCGATTCAGATTCTTCGGTCCGATCAGGATACGGAAACGATCCGCGAGGGTCGCGCGCAACAGCAAGCCGAGGCGCAGAAATTGGAGCAAGCAACCGCCATCGCGGATATGGCTGGTAAGGCGGGGATTGATGTGCAACCTTCCGCCGCAGCGTAACGCTTTACGGAAGGATCAATGGCTTTCCTCTCTCCCAAGAAGTTCAAGTGGTGGACATGGCGGCGACGGGACGCATACGTCAACGTGTTCGAGAGCGAAGATGGTCAGTTCGTCCTGAACGACCTCATCAACCATTGTGGGTGGAGCAAGGATTTGTTCAATGAGAATCCATATGTCACGGCAAATCTCACTGGCCGTAGACACGCGATACTTCACATCAAAGCGGTTCTGAGAATGACCGATGAGCAGATCGAGAAAATCATCGACAAATTCAAAGACCAGGGAAAGGACTAAATCATGGGCGACGGTGACGGAGATGGACAGGGCGAAGGTGGTCAGGGAAGCGCTGGAGGCGATGGCGGCGGAAGCGGCGGCGATGGTGGAAAGGGCGGCGAGGGTGGTGGAGACAATACGCACTTCTCCCAAAGGCTCGGCGGCGAGGTTTCCGGTCATCCAGGGTTGCAAAAGTTCGCGGACGAAACGGCGCTCGCCACCTCGTACATAGAACTCGAGAAATCCTTTTCCGCGCAGGGAATCCGCGTCCCCAACGATGACGCCCCACAAGATCAGATCGACGCCTATTACGAACACATCGGCGTGCCCAAGACCGCAGGCGAATACGACGTTGCGTCAGGGTTGGAAATCCCCGAAGGGCTCCCCTGGGATGGCGAAGCGCAAAACGCGATGGTTGCCAAGATGCACGAATTGAAGCTCACGCCAGGGCAAGTCGCGGGCGTACTCGGATTCGAGATCGAGCGGCAACACGGCATCCAGACGTCCACGATTGAACGGATGCAGAACACCAAGAAGGAGTCGGCTGGCGTTCTGAAGCAAGAGTGGGGCTCGGCGTATGACGCCAAGGTCCGCTTGGCGAATCTCACAATGCAGGAAATCTTCGGCGACACGATGGAGGATTTTGCCCTACTCGAACTCAAGGATGGGACGATGATCGGCCAGAGCCCAGCGTTCGTGAGGGCGATGGCGCGAGCCGGCGAGGACTACTCGGAACACGACATTCACGGCATGGGTTCCCGCAAGCGAATGACGCTCACGAAGGACGAAGCCAAGGCAGAGTTGACAAAACTGGAAAATGATGAGACTTTCCAGAAGCAACTTGGAGACAAGGGCCACCCTGGACATGATGCAGCGGTCCAGCGGAGAATGGATCTGTACGCGATGGGAGGCGGCGAACAGGCATGAACAAGCGTGAAAAAGCGTTGACGACGGCAACGAGAATTTGCCTTCAGGGGAAACAAATCCCTGATCCCGCATTTCTCTTTGGGCATATCACGCCCATTCTCAACTGGGTCTTCGAAGAAGACAATGATGAGGACGGTGATTACAGGCTTGCAATCGTCGAATCAATCGTCCAGGCAATGCCGAGTATCCGAACCAAAGGGCTCTTGGCCTATGCCGAAGCCGCCTACCGTATCGAACGACCTCTCCCAGAAGAAATCCTCGAACCCCAATCCGCAATCCCTTCCGAACCAACTACTGTGACGCGCAAGACAAAAGCGTCCAAGAAAAAGGCGTCACGCAAAACTTAATACCGTTGGGCAACCCGTAAGGGTCCAACTGCTCGCCCGAAAGTAGGGACGGCAGGCCGACGCACAGGCAAGAGAGGGTCCGGTTTCCGGGCAACCCCTTCGACTTCATTTGAAACGATGAACGGAGGGGATTATGTCCCAAACTGTAGACGTACATTTCGTCCAGCAATTCACGGACGGAATCACACAACTCCAACAGCAAGGAATGTCTCGTCTTCGCGGAAGCGTGGACGTAGATCCCAAGGTGGTAGGCGACCGCGCCTATTACAATCAGCTCGATGCAGTCACGATGAGCAAGCGCACCAGCCGGCATGGCGATACTGAATACACCGATACGCCTCACCTGAGACGAATGGTGACCTTGGAATCGTGGGACATCGCCGACCTGCTCGACCGCGACGACAACGTGCAGATGCTTTCGGACCCGACGAACGCCTATTCGCAAGCCTTTGCGATGGCGGCAGGACGGACCACCGATGACATCATCCTGGAAGCAATGACAGGGACAGCAAAGACCGGCCAGACGGGTACGACCGATGAAGGTTTCCCGGCTGACCGCGAAGTGGCCGTTGGCACGACCAACCTGTCCGTGGCGAAAATCACCAGCGCGAAGAAGTTGCTCGATCAACGGGAAGTTCCCGAAAACGACAGATTCCTCTATCTGTCTGCCGACAACCTCGAATCCATGCTCGGAGAAGACACCATCCGAAGCACGGATTACAACGCGGTCAAGGCACTCGTCAGGGGTGAGGTCGATACATTCCTCGGCTTCACGTTCATCCGTGGCGAGCGGGCTCCCATCGACTCGGGAAACATCCGGGACGTCATCTGTTGGCAGAAAAACTCGATCAAGCTGGCAATCGGGATCAACCCGAGTGGCCGGATTTCCGAGTTGCCGACGAAGAAGTACAGCACTCAGGTCTTCTACGACATGAGAATCGGCGCAACACGCATGGACCCGAACGGGATCGTGCGGATCAAGGCCGACGAAGATCTGGCGGCAGCGTAAAACTGATGATGTGAGGGGCGGCGCGGTGTCGTGCCCCCCCTCTCTCATCACTGAAAAGCAGCACAAGGAAACGGCATGGCAGTCCATTACTCCGATCACTTTGGAACGGGCGTCGATATTCAGGCGATTGTTGACCCCAGAACCGTCACAAGTGCAGGGAAAAAGCACGCGAGCAAGCGCATTGCGCGTGCGGAAATCGACATGGGGGCCTCCACGGTTGCAGACGGCGAGGTTTGTCGGCTCTTGACCCTCAAGAGTGGCGACCGAATCTTTTCGATCAAGGACGCTTGCGACGGTTCCGGCACAGCGTTGACCACCGTGGATCTCGGAATTTACCTGACGGGAGACAACAACGATGGCGCAGCGGTGGACATCGACCTGTTCGGTGCGGCACTCGATTGTGACGTTGGCTATGCCCTAACAGAGCGGGTGCTGACTGGCTCGCAGGTTGACGAGGACACCGGCAAGACCCTGTGGGAATTGCTCGACCTCAACGCCGCGACTCTGACGGAAGACCCGCTTGTGGAATACGACCTCTGTTACACCTACTTGAATGGTGTAACCGTTGGCGCACTTCACACGGTCATCGTGGAATACACAAGCAGCGCATAGTCAATTTGAGGGGGTGGGCTTCGGCCCGCCCTCTCGGACACCGAGGTTAAGCGTGGCAGATTACTATTCCAATCAATTTGTTGGCAGCGGAGTGGATGAACAAGTCCTACCCACGCCGCGAAATAAAGTTTCATCGAATGTGCAAGGCGGCGGCAACGGACGTAGGTATTTGTGTCAGTGGGATCTGTCGGTACAAGCGGTAAACGACAGGGTTCGCTTCCTGACGTTGCATTCCTCGGCAATCATCACAAGTATGAAGTTTTGGTTTGACCAGCAGCACTCAGTTGCTTCTGGAGTATTCGGCGTTGGTGTCTATGTCGCTTCCGATACCGACGTCTTCGGCACGCTTATCGACACCGACATCATCGCCCAATCCCAAAACCTCTTTTCCGACAAACTCGGAACTGAAACTTATTTGAAAGCGGCAACTACACCTGATCCCAAGGTTTTTGGTGATCCCTTGTGGCAAGTAGCAAGTGTGGTGACTGGAACGTGGACCGAAGACCCCGACCTTGAGTTGGAACTGGTCTTCCTCTATCAGAATCAGGTTCTAAATTCACTCAGCCGGATTTCCGTAGTCGTTGAGACCCTGTTTTAGTGATCCCACGGGAGGGAGGGGGCACCCGGTTCCGATAAGCCTGGAGGGTGACGCGGACCGGGTGCGCTTCCAGAGGTTGAAATGGCATCGTCCAAAGTGGACATCGTGAACATGGCATTGACCGTCCACTTGGGCGCACGCTCCATTGCCTCTTTTAATGATCCCGGAAAAGAAGCACTCCTGGCACGCACCGGATACGATGACACGCGAGATGAAGTGCTACGCGCTCATCCCTGGAACTGCGCGACGAAGCGCGCTTCCCTGGTTCTCGATGGGACACCACCCGAATGGGGATTCGATAACGCATTCCAGCAGCCCGCCGATTGTCTTCGCATCATGGAGGTGTTTGGAGAAACCGGCAGCAGCGGCGCTTACCGCGAAGGATACGACTGGCAGATTGAAAACGGTCGCATCGTCACCGACCTGACCGCGCCTCTGCAAATCCGATACATCTTCCGCAATGAAGCCGTCACGACATACGATGCGGAGTTCGTGAAGGCACTCGGATACAAGCTCGCTTCGGAGTGGGTGGAACCGCTCATCAAGGCTGCGAATCTGAAAGTGACCATGCTCGATTTCTACAAGCAGGTGCTTGCAAGCGCTCGCGCGACGGACGGGCAAGAGGGGAGCCCGAAGAAACTCGAATCCTTCACCTGGCTGTCGGTGCGGTAATGCCCCAAGCGCTTCTGATCCAAAACTCGTTCAATAGCGGCGAAATCAGCCCCCTTGCGATTGGTCGGTCGGACACCGCGCCCTACAAAAATGCACTTGCAAAATGCCGGAACATGATTCCAACTCCGGTAGGTCCGGTGGTGAAACGTCCTTGCACGCGATACGTCACCGAGATTGTCGATTCCTCCAAAGAAAGCCGGCTCATCGGTTTTAGCTTCAGCAACATCGCGTCCTACATCATCGAATTCGCCGATCAGCAAATCCGCCTCTTCACTCCTACGGGCGTGGGTGGGTGGTTGCTTCCACCAACCCACAGTTTCAATGCTGACAGAATCGACCTATCAGCAGAAACAATCGGACTTGCCGATGCCCATTACTACGAGGACGGTTCCGGTCCATACCGGCTGACTACCGATGGGACTCTACCTACCGGGCTGTCGGAGGGAACCGATTACTACATCGTCCTCCCTGATGGAGACGCAAGCGCCGCGAGTTTTGCGCTTTCGCTCACATCGGGTGGCGCGGCGGTCAACATCTCTGCGAAAGGAACCGGGACACACGGGATCGCTCCTGCCACGAGCATTATCCAGGGCGTCACTTCTCCATATCTCGAGAGTGAGCTTTTCGAACTGGATTTCGTACCCAGTGGAGACATCCTTTACATCACGCATCCGAACCACGCGCCGCGACAACTCGAAAGAAGGGCGGCCAATGGGTTTCGGATGCGTGAGGTTTTTTTCCAAGATGGACCGTGGGAAGAACTCAACCTCAAGGTGCAAAACGGAGTCGATCCGAGTAACGGTCCCGCTGTCACTCAAGCGCACCACAACGACTTCGCGCCCGCAGACATCGGGCTCAACGTGGGCGACACGCTTGCGAACTCAATCACGGTTCCTAACCACGGGTACGACGACCGCGACGGTCCCCTGGAAATCCAAACAACGGGTGTTCTTCCTACCGGACTAACGGCAAATCCGACCACTTACTACATCGTCTGGATCAATAAGCATCAGTTCTCACTCTCTACGACATTGGGCGGCGCGGCTGTTGCGATCACCGCACGCGGTTCTGGAGTTCACACCCTTACCGGCTGGTCCGGTGATGCTCTCGTCTTCGATGGTGCGACACTCAACACGGACTCTCCCAGTACGGATATCAAGCGCAGGGCTCGTTGGCGAACAGAGATCGACGCTTCCGGCTCTCCCAACTGGACTTGGGGAGTCATTGAATCTGTCTCTGACAGCAAAAATTGCGTAACGACTGTTTATCGCGCGCAAGCGTCGGGAATCAAAACGAGCGTGTGGAGGCTTGGCGCGTTCTATCCTGGCAACTACCCCGCGTTTTGCGGAATCCACGAGCAACGGCTTTGGTTCGCCGGGACACAAAGCCGACCCAACACGCTCTGGGGTTCGCAGGTAGGCGACTTCGCCAACTTCGCACCCGATGACGGGGTAGATGACTTTGACGACGCGGCGCGTCTGGTTACACCCGCATCGGGAATCAGCTTCACGCTGGGCGCAGGACAGGTGGACAAATTCTCGTTCATCGCTGCGGTGCGTCAGATGATCGTAGGCACAACCGGAGCGATCTGGCCGATCCAGTCGTCCTCGAACCTCGAATCTATTTCGTCCTCGAACATCAATGCGAGGCCCACGGCCATAATCGGAGCTTCCGTGCTGAAGCCCGTGCTGGTGTCTGACGAGATTGTCTACCTCTCGGCATCCTCCCATCGGTTACTGGCCGTGGGCTTTGAATTCGAGCGTGACGCTTTCGTACCGCAAAACCTGAGCATCCTGGCCGACCACTTCACAGAGAAGCGGATTATCCAACTCGCCTACGCACAAGAGCCGCATTCGGTTGTCTGGGGATGCCGCGATGACGGGCTTCTGGTCGGATGCACCTACGAGCGCACACAACGGGTTTTGGGCTGGCACGCTCACCACCTGGGCGGAACCGATGTGAAGGTCAAATCCGTTGCTACCGCCAATGACGATACGTTGGATTACGACCAGCTTTGGATGATCGTAGAACGAACAATCAACGGCCAGCAGAAGCGATACATCGAATTCAGCACCAAACCTTTCTACACCGATTCAAAACTAGAAGATGCGGAGTTCCTTGATTCCTCTCCCGTCCCTTACGATGGACCGCCAATCCAACAAGTAACGGGCCTCGATCATCTCGAAGGCGAGAGCATCTTCGCCCTGGCCGATGGTGCTTGGATTGCCGATTTGGAAGTCATTGGCGGAACCATCAATCTCCCGTCACCAGCCAGCAAAATTATCGTGGGACTCAATTACAACTCCTACATCAAGGTGCTGCCGGTGGAAGCGGAAGGTGCGCCGGGTGGTTCCATCATCGACAAAACCAAGCGGCTTATCGAAAGTTGGGTGCGATTGCACCAGACCAATTACGTCCAAGTTGGAGCGGAATTGGATGAAATGGTCCAGATTCCAATACGAGAGATTTTCGATGTCGCAGAAGATCCGGTGCCGCTGACGACAGAGGACGTCAATATCCTCACAGCGCACGGAGTTGGCGTCGATCAGAGTTTTTACATTGGTTCCGATAAGCCTGTACCTTTGGATGTGATCGGACTCACTGGAAGGGTCGAATGGAGTCAACGGTAATCATCAGAGCGGCGTGTTTTGCCGACATCACGAAGGTTCCCCTTGATCCGGGCTATACGCTCGATGCACCCGATACGATCTTCGAGAGCGATGAATGGTTCGGTAGACACGCGATGACGGTGGAGAAGAACGGCAGCCCAATCGCGGTCATCGGAGTAAAGCCAATCTGGGAAGGAGTTGGACACGTTTTCGGGTTTGTGGACAAGGATGCACACAAGCACTCAAAAACACTCGTGATAGCAGGAAGGCAGATATTGGAAATTGGGGAGTCGAAGTTTGGCTTTTGGAGACTCCAAGCCACTTGCGATACCAAGTTTCAAGGTGGGCTGAACTATCTCAGAGTAATGGGCTTCACGATTGATGGATTGATGCCGATGTTTGGTCCAGACAAGTCCGACCACCTGATGATGTCGAGGTTGATTGATGGCTGACTTCACGCAATACGCTCCGATTATCGAATCGGCCCTTTTGAGCAGTATGCAACTCATAGGGGGTCTCGAACAGCAAAAATTCGATGACGGGCTTGCCGACAACGCGATGCGAATTGCAAAGATGGATGCAGCCGACCAGAAGCGGCTCAACCGCATGGTGGCATCGACAGCACTCGCTAACTCGCTTCAAAACACGGGCTCCGCGAATCTCGACATTCTCGCGCAACTGGCAATCGAGGGGAACAGGCGTGTGCAGCGCATCCTGAGCAACGGCGACGTAAATGCAGCCTACTACCGCAACCAGGGCGACACAGCGGTTTATGAAGCGCTCGGGAATGCAGCGTTCACACTCGGCAAGGGATTCGCTGAGTCCTACGAACGAGGATTGTTCACAAAATCCACACCCACGAAGACCGTAGCGGTTAGGGCTCCGATCACTCCGGTTCCGACTCCTGGCGGCACTCCCGCTGCCCTTCGACCATCGGCGGCAATCTAATGGGTGTCATCCCGCTAAGCCATCCGGGGCAGATCCAGGCACAGACACAGATGCCTCGGGTCCAACCGAAATCCGTGCTCGCTGCCAACCTCGGCGCGCAAGCCCTATCGGTAACGACCGAACTCGGCAACATGATGCACAAGGACCGGGAGCGACGGGATTATCAGGAACACATCGTTTCTGCCAATACCGCGCTCAACTCCCGAAACTTCGAAGCGCTCAGCTCGAATGATCCGCGCACGATGCTCGACAACTTCAACGCGGGCGTGCGAGAAGACTTCGATACGATCCGCTCAAAGATCAAAAACCCGCTCTTGCAGCAGGATTTTGACTTCCAGACAGCGAAGTCTGTTGGCAACGCTCGGATGGCGGTACTCGGGCACCAACTGAAGATGGAGCGCCAGGAGAGCGAATCCCAACGCGATGCCTTCTCTCAAGCGATGCTGCAATCCGCATCGCTCGATGGCAGCTCCGATAATCTGTTGGAAATTCGAGACCAGTTCCAGAACGCGACCGATGCCTCTGTCGAAACCGGAGATATGACGCGCGAGCAAGCGAACGCCTGGAACATGGAAAACATCGCGGTCATCGAGAAGCAGATCATCAATGATGCCATCGTCAACGGTGAGCATGAGATGATCCTCGGGCGTATCGAGAACGGAGAATTCCCTTCGATTCCCGCTGACGAAATGGTCCCGATTCGAAACGCGATCCAGAAGCACAAAATGGATCAGAACTTCACGGACTGGACAGCCGTCCTCATCAACGGTGGAGCAAACCGGGCTCGACAGAAGGAGATCATCGACCAAGGCCGCGCAAACGATCTGACGGAATCTGCTGTGCGCTCTCTCATTGCACTCAACCAACGCTTGACGGACGCCAAGGTTCGAGAAGGCGTAGACCTCGAACGAGTCGAGGCCGCATGGAACCGCGAGCCAGGAGCCGGCTTGATGCCCGGCGACGCAGCCGACAAAAAAGCCGTCACCGCGCACGCGATAGCGAATCGTGACCGCAGGATTGCGGAACACGCCACGGACACCTCTTCCCTTTACGAGATGCGTGCCGACGACATTGATCGGTATGAAGGAATCATCCCGAAGCATTGGGACCGGCAAGCATGGGGCGTGATCCACCAAAGCCGCCAAGATCCAGAAGCCGCCATTGCAGCAGCCGGCATGATCTTCCGTGCCTATCGCGGAAACCGCTCTTTGTATGACGATATGGATGCCTCCATACCGGGGCTCGGGACTAAGGCGTTTCTCTTGGATCTCTTTGCTCGCGGAGGGATGGACCCGAAAGCAAACGAGTTGTTGGTTTCTGGAATCGCCGGTATGGCAACGCCGGAAGAGAATCAGGCTCGGAATCTCATCTACACGAAGAAGCTCGCGGGGAACCCACTACTTTCTGACCAATTGTTTTCTGCCGCGATCCAAGACGAACCAACCCGCTTCCGAGAACTCGGCGATAAAACCATCCAAGAATTCTCCGAAGATGTCGGCATTCGTGACCCCGATGAACGGCTACTGAATTCAATGGGAATCGCTGGCGACATCATCAGGCTTTTGTCGAGTACGCCAGGTGGTAGACCCGCAGGATTCTCTGAAACTGGAGGTGAAAATCTCATCACCACGGAAGACAGAGGGATCAGCGAAATCTTCCAAAACATCGGGCAGGGAAACAAGGCAAGCCTGTTCATGCCAGAAGAAGGCAAGGTTCTCTACGACAACTTGCTTCGGGCGCACTTTGTCGCCACGAACAATATGGAAGCTGCCAGCCAACTCGCGCTGAAGAGTTTTATGAACTCTTACCAGCCCTCGAACTTCGGTGGTGTTCCTCGATGGATGTTCGGGGCACCCGAATTTGATCCGGGTCTAGTTCCAACAAGCGACGGCAGCATCAAGTGGGGTGAAGAACAGATCATCGCAATCGCCAACTCGCAACTCAACGACTTGCTCAGACCAGTACGAGACTTGAGCAACTTGCTTGATGACACGCCCGACTTCGGCGGGCTCGATGACACGCTCGATTACTTCGACCGCTTCGGCGATCTCCTGGGCGCGGCTCAATCAGACGACCCTGCCAATGTGCTTGCGGGTGGTGGAATCTCTGGCGCGGTGAAGGAACTCGGCATCGCAACGCTCGGTTCCCTGATGAATGCGGGTGGCGATCCTCGGGATTTTTCTACCAGCACTTTCAACAAGTGGTTCAAACTCGATGGACCGAAAATCCGATTGAGTACGACACCGGAGCTGATGCGCCACAAACCGGAGCCTGAAGAGCGTCCCAACTGGACCGTGCAGGGATACAACGTCGAGGTTCAGCAAAACGATGGAACATGGCTTTCGTGGCACGAACTCCCCGGCTTCGATCAAATCTACAAAGTGTTTTATTTCGATAAGGATACATCGCCGGAATTCGCAGCAGACAATCACGCGAAGTTGATGCGGGAAGCGACCTCACTCGCGCGACATGAGATGCGCCAGGGCAATACCGAAGCCTCGCTAAAGCAAAAACTTGCAGCAGCAGGAATCAAAGATGCAACTGTCTGGAAGGGATTTCAGATTACAGACAGTCTGAATCTTACAGACAGGCTGAGCGAAGGTTTGATGCGCGGCCAACGCAGCGGGCGTCGTCCCAAACCGAGATTCTTTGTGGATCGACCGGACTTCGACCGGGACAAATTTCTTCAGGACAACCCACCCTGATGCCGCTTAGCAAACCCCGCCTGGAGAGCTACCACGACTTTTCGCAAACGGAAGTGTCGAAAGACATTCAGCGAAGGATCTGGCGAGAAGAACCCGACTTCTGGGGGCAGGTGATCCCAGCGGCATTCGCCCTGGAGAACACCGTGGGTGCCGTTCGAGAACGGATGAAGTTTCCGCTCTCGGGCGCACCCCCCCAACCCGACTTCAATCCGTTCGACCAAGATTTGATTGAAGGTACTCTGTTCGAGGACTTCCCCGAGCTGCTGATCGGCGTCAGCAACAAGATGGACTTCGACATCACGCTACGACGCGCAGAGAACGAGCAGCGAAACCTTCAGATGGTCATGGACTCAGGCGGCAAGGCACTCGGAGCAATGCTCCTGGCCGGCGGTTTCGATCTGGTCAATCTCCTGCCGGTAGGTGCGGGTGCGATTGGTCGAACTGCAAGCCTATTCCGAAAGCCGTTTCGACTCGGAATGCACCAAGTCAAGCGCGGCGCACAAGCGGGACTCATCGGGAACGCACAAGCGGAAGGAATACTGAATCCCCTCCAAGACTTTCGGACGGCAGAGCAAGCTGGCCTGAACATCACTGCGGGTACACTCCTGGGCGCGATGATCGGAACCGCTACCGCCGTCCCCGCAATCATGCGCGCTCGCGTCCTCAAGGATTTGGAAGCCGACTTCGGTAATGCCTACCCACGAGAGGCGCGACCTTACGATCTGTTCGGAGAAGAGAAGCCGATTGCGAAAACGGATCTGCGAAGCGGCGCGGTCAAGCATGAACTTGTCCAAGCCGATGACGGCAGTTTCGTTCCACAAACCGAAGTGACACCCGCAGGCGAAAAGCTGAGCGACTTCTCTGGGCAAATGCTCGTCGCTAACCGGAACAAGAAAACCGGAGAGGTGTGGGTTGGAGAGCGCAGCCACTTGGATCTGTTCGAGGCCAAAGGCGGGAAGCTCCCGAAGAACATGGACGACTGGGAACAAGGATTTGTTGATCCTCGCACACAGGAATTCTTCTCGCGCAGCGATGCGTTTAAGCATAGGACTCAGATGTTCAAGGGACGCAACCGCCCGAATGTGAGTGCCGCAGAAAAAACGGTCCTCAAGAAATTCGGACCCGAGGCCCACGCGGTTGAACTCAAAGGCATGGTGGATGTCCCGCCGAAGACGCTTTTCCGAAAGGGCTCAACGAAGGAAGAGCGCACGGGAACGGGTCTTCTCGACAAAGCCGAGGCGCGAGTACGAGTCGCCGGGATCGCTGTAATCGACGCAAACAACGCCCGTGCCAAGAAGCGCAAAGCGGTTGGCGACAATATCAAGGTATTGAGAAAGCGACTCAAAGAAGCTGAGCTTGCCGAGATGGGACCGGAGGTAATCGCGGGCGCGAAGAAAGACCTGGCCGACGCGATTGAGGCGGGAAAATTCGATGACGATGCTCGCATCGCTAAGGAAAACGAACCCCACGAAGCGGCACTTGCGGAATTCAAAGTTGCGAACAAAGAGCTGCACGCTCTTGAGGATCTAGAAGCCGGGGAATTCATCTCGACCTCGTTCCTGATGAGCGCAGCCGAAGGCACGGTGGTTAATCCACAGCGCCCGATCCTCGGCATTCGCAACCCGCCGAAGGGAGTTGATCCCTGGGTGTGGACAGCCAGCACGGGAACACGAAACGGCGAGCCGCTTCACACTACGACGTTCATGCCGGTCACGGAACTGGATCGCATCCTGAGTGAGATCGGAGCGGAGAAAATCATCTCCGATGTCCCGACAGGCATCAAGGATCTGGATGCGATCCAGACTCTCAAGCAACGGTTCCCCGGCAAGTTTATGACCGCGTGGAAAAACCCGGCGAGCGGTGAAGTAAAGACCGGAGGGGCATTCCATTTCAATCTGGTGACTGAACGAGAGATCGACGTACTCGATAGCAGCGCATTGCTTGGGCAAGGCAAGCCAGACATCAAGGTAAAGCTCCACGAAGTACCTGGCCTAATGCTCAAGGCCCGCAGGATGCAACGCGCTTCCGGCTTCTGGGATGTAGACCGCGCAGAATTCGTCACCCGCGAAGTAGCTGGGAAACGTTCTAAGGGCCAAGGCGAAACTATCTCTATGAACATCCGTGGGAAACTCGGTGGTCTATCAACAAATAAAACCCAACAGCAGGTAATCACAGTCATCAAGGGTAGAACCCACGCCAACTCGAACGCCCTGGAGTTCCGCCGCCCTCGGTTGTATGTGGAAATCACCAATCCGAAACGGGCAACCCCCGATGTGAAAGCGGAAATGAAGGTGGTGGCTTTTGTAGGGGAAGAAAGTCTCTCCCATGTCCGAGCCCTGGAGGGAATGCAAAGCGGTCGATCAGCGACTTTTGATGCACAAGTAGATTCCGTCGGCAATGCGATGGAAGGGATGTTGATTCACGAACTACCCGTGGAAATCATTGCCGTAAAGACATCCAAGCGCGGGGACGTTCAACTACTCGGAAAAGAATATGAATTCGTGAAGTTCCCAAAAGGCAAAGTCCCGAAGGCAGTTTCCCTTGGGCGGCTCAATGGGATCGACGGGAAGACCGCTTACACGCTGGAGCGCTCGATCACCTGTAGTTCTCCGTGCAAGATCGTCACGAATGAAGACATCCTGAACGAAGGCGACACGGTTCCCGGTGGCTACCACACAGACGGGCGCGTGGGTGTCTCTGCCAAAGCAGAGAGGATGGACACCGAAGGAACCTACAACCCCGACGTTGAAGCGACGAGCGAAGAGATTGTGGGCGCGCTCGGCTTTGAACATCTCGTGAAAGAGTGGTTTCCCGCGACCAGGGCGGCGACAAACCCGGAACTACAAGTGCGACAGGTCATGCCGAAGATGATCGACATTGGGCTTCGCAAGGAGAAGTTCAAAGACGGCATCTCCGATCCTCGCAGCGCTCAGTCTGGAATCCGGCTTTGGAATAAGGATCTGGGTGAACTCGTCCAGACCTACCAAAACGATTACCTCAACTACCGGCGAAGGCTCTCGGGCAAGAAGCCGATGCGATTCCAAGGCATCGAGGCAAACATCGCCGCGCTCAAAAACATGACGAAGGGACCACCCGAAGGGGAACTCACCGAACAGGCGTTTCGCATGGAAGTCACTCACGCTGCCAGACGAGACAAGGCGGGCGAGCCCGGTTCTTCCGATCCCGACATTATGAATTCCGTCAAGGCGTTCCGGCGTTATGACGACAAGGTTGCCGATGCCCTGGAGGAAGTGGGGTTGATGAATCGGATCGACCGAACCGATCCCGCGACCGGCGAGCCAACCACACAGGTTTTCTCACCGGAGGGCCGCGTTACTGGGAACTCGCATGTCAAACGGATCTACCTGAAGAAACTACTCTCGCGCCCGGAAGAAGAGAGACTGTGGGTCGAACAGGTGGTGAAGGACTGGACCGATTACTACGGCATGGATGACATCGACACCTTCATCCTCGCCGCAAAGCAAGCGCGAGACAACATCCTCGCTACTCCGTCTGGTCGGGTGCCCGAGACTCACATCCCGGTCTTCTCCGAAGTCTTCTCCAAGCCGGATCTTGACCAGAACCGATTGCCTGGAATGGTCCGACCGCGAACGCTGGACGTCATGGATGTTTCCATCGAGCGATGGTTGGAGCCAGACATCTTGCGGATCACTCACCACATCCACCGCTCTGCCGTAGCCGACATCGAGATCGCCAAGAACTTCGGGCGCTTCGAGATCGAAGGGCTCTCGTTCACACCGTTCCCGAAGGGTCTCCAAGACACGCATGGGGGGCACGTTCTCCCGGCCTTCAAGAGCGCCAAAACCGGCCAGATAAAAGCCGGAGGAAACACCCTCAAGGACCTGGCTTCGAAGGGTGAGCAGCAATCGAACGTCCGCAACGCGCTCGACAAGAAGTTGGAGGGCGACGATGAACTCAACGGCCCTGGCTGGTGGAACGTGGACGAGAAGACCTTTCATGCGAAGAAGGGGACGGAAACTCGGCTGGCCGCAGAGACGCGCATCATGGGTGAGGCCAACCACCGGAAGTTCAAATCCACCGAGCCTCAACTGATGGTCCGAACCACAGAAGGCAAAGAGATCGGAAACGCTGGCCGGCGGCAATGGGTCGGCGATCCCAACGCGACCGCAGCGCTTCGGAACCTCGATGAGAAGATCAAGCGCCGTGTGGAGCGCATGACCGAAGAGGGCCAAGAGTCCGAGAAGATCCTGAGGTACGAGCGGAAGGCGCGGCAAGGGATTCGAGACATCGCCGCCGTGCGGGACATTCTCCGGGGCCAATACGCTGTCCCTGCAAACCCGGAACACGCTGCCTATGTCAGCATGAGGGTACTCAAGCAGTTCAATTACTGGACGATGGGCGGGGGCTTCATGGTGTCCTCGATTCCTGATCTGGGACGCATAGTTGCAATGAACGGACTCGAGAACACCTTTCGGACCCAGCTCGCCTACATGGGCTTGCCCGAGGCGACCAAGGCCGCGCTACGGGTGGAAAACGTCTGGGCTGGGGTTGGGATGGAAACGATCCTCAACCGGCGCGCATCGAATATCATGGACCTCGGGACCGACTACGGGCGCATGACGAACATAGAACAGGGCATGAGATCGGTTTCTGACCGCTTTTCGTACCTGAGTGGCCTGTCGGTCTGGAACGACACGCTCAAGCAGTTCTCAGCGATCTACTCGGGCCAGAACTTCGCCCACCACATCCGAGCCTGGGCAGCCGGCGACGCCTCACCCGAGATGATCGAGCAGCTTGCAGCCTGGGGCTTTGGCGACTTCGGAATCGTGAAGCGGATCGACGCGGAACTGGCAAAGCAGCCAGTCGAGCGCGGCCTGACGATCCTCAATACCCCGAAGTGGACGGACCTCGAAGCCCAAAACGCTTTCCGGCTCGCGCTGGGCAAGCAGGTAGACGCCACGATCATTACCCCTGGCCCTGGCGATGTCTCACTGTGGATCAATACGCAGGTGGGAGGATTCGTGGGCCAGTTCAAGCGCTTCGGCATGGCGGCAACGAAGTTCGTCGCCCTCTCCGGCCTGCAATGGCGGGACAGGGCCAACATGAACGGAGCCTTGCTCGCTATCGGAATGGGAATGCTGGTGGCGAAGTTCAAAGCCGAACAATACGGGTACGGGGTTGGGGACACCCGTGAGCTGTTGCTGTCTGCGATTGATCGTTCTGGCCTTCTCGGAATGATCCCAGACATCGACCAAAGCCTGGGGCTGGCGTCACGGGGGGCGCTGGCTCCGGGCCAACTGATCTTCGGTGGTCACAACCGCTACCAGTGGACCGAAAAGGATTTCTCCGATGTTCTGATGGGGCCGACGCGCGGGACGTTGCGCTCATTTGGTAAGGCATTCAGCGGCGCGACGAAGGCAGCGCGCGGCAACAGCAGCCAGATCCGCGAGAGCGAGATTCGGGCTGCGGTGAAGCTCTCGACTCCGTACTCACTCTTTTATCTCACACAGGTTTTGGAGTCCATCGCGGTCAAGCCCCTGAACCGACGGTTTCTCCGCGAGCGCCGGGAGATCAAGAAGGAGCGCCAAGCCAAGTTTGAGCGGCGCAAGCAAGAGCGCCGGGTTGATCCGAAACGGCGAAACACGGAAAACTTGAAGCGTGGCGATTACACCTTCATGGAGATGAAATTCGAGGACGAAGGCACCGATGGAATGCTCGACTTCCTTGAAGAGCGCATGGAGTTCCTCCACGGCAATCGCTTCAAGTTCCATCCACAGATCAGGCAACGGCTCCGCGCTGGGTTCAACCCCCAGAACCTTGCTGCGCTCAAGGGAGCGAGTGACAGGGGCGGCGCGCCGGGAATGGTGAAGTACCTTACAGCGCAAGCGGAGGGGTTGGCATGACGATCACAGAGAAAACCACCCGGCAGGTGTTCATCACCAGTAACCAAGCCGCCGACACGGACATGGCCGTCATCATTCCGTTCTACGATCCAACAGATCTGGTAATTGAACAGGAGGTGGCTGGCGTCACAACGCCGATGGTTCTCGGAGTGGATTACACACTGAGCGGCGGCACCGGAAGCGGAGGGACGCTCACCAATCTCAACCTCCTTCCTGCCAGTTCCAATTGGGTTGTGGTGCGTGCCATGCCGCAAACCCAAGAGATCGACTTGGAAAACCAGGGAACGATTCTCCCGAGCGCGATTGAGGAAGCCCTCGACCGGCTCGTCATGCTCCTGCTCGATACAGACGACAGTTCGACCCGATCGGTCAAAGCCGACCAGGGCGAGATCGACCCAACCGGCTTGGCAATGCCAGACCTCGCAACCCGAGCCAGCAAGATTCTCCAATGGGATGCGCTGGGTGAAATCACAGCGGTCAATCCCACGGACGTTGATCTGGTTTCGATTCCCCATTCTGCCTTCGGGACAGCATGGGTGAACTTCGCCACCGCACTCCTGGCGCGAAACAATCTGAGGGTCTTCCACGGAACCAACGCGGCAAAGAGCGCCACTCCCGCTGCTGGCGACATCTACTTTACCGATGACACGCTGGAGATTTACTACTGCAAGGTGACGAACACCTGGCTGCTGATGAGCGCTTCGCAGGCAACCACCGTCAAGCCGAATCTCATCATCAACGGGAGCGCGCAGATCAACCAGCGCGTTACCTGTAACTCGGGCTCAACTTTCCCGAGCGCTGACTTTGGCTTTTGCCTCGATCACGTTCTGGTAGCGAGCGATACTGATGTCGCCTGCACAGTTGTACAGAACACCGCCGATGCTCCCGATGGGGCAAGCCACTGTTTTGAGATCAACTCGGCAATCAACAGCAAGAAAATCGGGCTCATCTTCCCGCTCGACGCTGCTCAGTCGGCCTCTCTTCTTTCTGCTGGGAATGATCGTGTTTGCTCTGTTCGCTTCAAGCACAAGGCATCCTCCGGTGTTCGGAACCTTCGAGCGCAAATCATTTCATGGCAAGGAAGTGCAGATGCATTGGCCGACCCCGTTGCTGATGCAGCCTGGGCAGCGGAAACCGTGCTGCCCTCGCTTACGGGGGCATGGACATACGAAGGCGGCGGCGCAGAGTTCTTGACCGGAACATCGTGGGCAGAAAAAACGATCACCAACATTGCCATCGACACGGCTTCGACCCAAAATCTCGCGCTATTCATCTGGTGCGATGATACGGACCTCCTAGCCTCAACCGATAAGTTCTACTTGGGCGACATCTGGGTAAATGAAGGGGCCGACCTTGCGCCTCACTCACGCCCGACGTTCCAAAACGAATACGACGCTTGCCAACGCTTCTTCCAGAAAACTTTTCCGCAAGCCACGGAACCGGGCCAAAACAAGGGTGAAGCGGGAGCGGTAGTCAGCGGGGCTTGGACCGGAGTAAATCGACAAGTCGGAGTCCAGGTGGTCTTCCGCGTCCCACTACGCGCAACGCCGAGCATGGTCTACTACAACCCGTCAGCCAATAATGCACAGTGGCGAGAAGTGACCGACAACGCTGATGGGGGCGCGGTCACGACGCAAGGGCTTTGCGATACCAGTGTGTACCTGCTCCATGCCTCGGTTACTGCAATCCAAGGCAGCGACCTTATCACGATCCACTACACCGCCGACGCGGAGATCACCGTATAGGGGGAGCCATGCGACGCGCTCTGCTTGCCCTCCTGTTGGTCTTCATCTTTGCTGCCCCCGCCCACGCGGGGCACACCTGGCATTACGGTATCTCAAGCTGGAACCACACCAGTTTCAATGAAGAAGTCCTCGATATCGTTGCGGGCTCAGCCACCGATACCTTCAAAACGTGGGTTCCCATAACGGGTAGCAATCTCGTTGCTGTTGGCACCGACACGATGACCTTCATTTCAACCGATAACAGCATCACCATTGAAGGCAGCGGAACCGACACGCTCGACATTGAAATTGGTAGCATCACCCATCCCGTAGGGTTGGTTACCAACAACTCAATTTGCAATGGCGACGGAGCCAATGTCGTTTGCGACATCGCCAACCTCGCGGCTCTAAACTCGGCGCTGGGTTCGAGCATCGCAGATGGCGTACACATCACCGATCAAGTCGGCACACTCACCGAGGGCGAGGTTTGCTACGCGACGGGTGGCTTTGTCACCTGTGACATTGGTTCAACGAGTGAACTGGGTTCCAAGTTCGGTGAGAATATCGCGCTCTGGGGAAACATCACCTTTGAACGGC